GAACAAAAAATGGCACTAAACCAACGGAGCTGAGATGGCGAAAAAGGCTACAAAAAGTACGAAAACGGCACCACCAGCACCGGCGAAACCTGCCGGACAGCCAGTCACATTTACAAAAGGCGATCCGTCACCAGCGGGGCCAGTCGTCTCGTTCCAGCATGGCGACGCGGTTGAAATCCGCGTACCGGCTGCCGTGGCTGCTGGCTGCGTCAAGCTGGCAACTGGCGTTGCCTGCCCGGATTCGGCCGTGGCGATCACGCTGACTCCGCCGCGAGCAGGTCGGGATTCGGTGCTATCACTTCGTTTCGTCACATCAGCGGCGGCTGATGAATTCGCCGCGTCTGTCTCCGGGGGCTAAATCGGGCAAATTGCAAAGACGATCGCAGAGCACAAAGCTGACGGCACCTACCGGGCAGACAGGCACGGCTCGCTGGATATTCCGGTTGAGATACCAGAACCTGGCAACTGCCTCTCAGCTCGTGCTCGCGTGATCTATGACGATCTGGCAACGCAATTGCTGACGCTGGGCATCGTCACGTCACTCGACTCGATCGCTCTGACGGAAGCCGCCTGCTGTGCGGCTGAGTTGGAACGGTGCCGATCGGAGCTGGAAGCATCCACGCTGCTGCTCGACGGCCGATCTAATCCGCTTTGCGGCGTCATGAATCAGCTCCGCGGATCGCTCTACAAATATCTGACGCAACTCGGGCTTACACCGCGAAGCCGCACGGGAATCGACGTGCAGCCTAAGACGGCTGATCCGCTCGATGCGTTCGGCTGATTCTCTATCTGAATCCTATGCGTGAACATTCTCAATGCGTCGAGGCTTACTGTGCTGCCGTTCTGGCTGGTGAGATAGTTGCCGGCCGGTACGTCAGGCTGGCCGTAGAGCGGCACCTGGACGATCTCGAGCACGCTGCCGAGCGTGGCCTGTATTTCGACGCCGAGATTGCGAACCGCTCGCTATCGCTGGTTGAGGCACTCTGCACGCATGTTAAAGCTGAATGGGCCGGGCAGCCGTTCCTGATGTCGCCGAATCAACAATTCATTCTCTGGTCGCTGATGGGCTGGCGACGGGCGGAAGACGGCTTGCGGCGATTCCGCAAAGCGTATCTGAGCTGCGGTCGCAAGTGGGGGAAGTCATTGTTTGCGTCGGCGATTCTCAAACTGCTGACGATCCGCGATGAGCCGATCGAGCCTGGTGCCGAGTGCTACACGATCGCAACGGCTGAAGATCAGGCGAGGCTGGTGTATGACGCTTTCGAGCAGATGATCAGGCAATCACCATCACCGAGCGTTCGGCGGGCGGCGGTGAGCCGCACGAAGCGGATGTCGTTCCCTGATGCACCGTATTTTAATTCGTTTGTGCGGCCGCTCGGCAGCGATTCAAAGAACAAAGACGGGCTGAATCCTCATCTGGTGATCGTGGATGAGCTGCACGAATGGCGATCGTATTACCGCAAGCTCTGGGAGAAGATGTCTACCGGCGGCGGATCTCGGCGGCAACCGCTGACGGTGATCATCACGACTGCCGGCGATGACAAATCAGCGATCTGGCTCGAGCAGGATGATTTGGCAACGCGGATGCTGGACGCGGTCGAAGTCGGTGAGCATCCCAACGATTCGCTCTTCGCGTTCATTGCTCGCATCGATGAAGATGATGATCCGTTCGATGAAGCGTGCTGGCCGAAGGGCAACCCGAACATGCTCGAGTCATTCGCCGGCGGTGATGTGCCGGATTGGGTGGCAGGTTTGGGCACGCCGAAGATTGCATACTTGCGAGAAGCGGCAAGCAATGCGAGATTGAATCCGGCTGACGAAAACGCTCTCCGCAGGTATCACGCCAACATCAGAGTTGCCAGCACAGAGCGAGCGATCAGGCCGGCGGTGTGGGCGAAGGGTGCCGATGATCTCTGCGAGTGGCCGGGTACGGCCTACGGTGGCTTTGACCTGGGGCGGGCTGATGACTGGGCCGCGGTCGCGATACTGGCGAAGGTCGACGGCGACGGCATCGATGACGCAATCTGGCAGCTAATGGTGCATACGTGGGTAGCTGAAGATGGCTCGATCGATCTATTGCAGCATCCGTTCCGGCAGTGGGTGGCAGAGGGACTGATCAACGTTTGTGAAGGCGACGCGGTCGACTTCGCTGAGATCGAAGAGCAGATCGTGGCGGACGATGCCGAGTACAACGTCGAGCAGTGGCGTTATGACAATACCTTCGCAGAGCAGATGGCCCAGAACCTGCTGAATGAACATCAATGCAACGTCTCACCGATGCACCAAAGCAGCCGAGCGTACAATGAGCCGCTCCGATCGTTTCTTCGAGCGATCAAACAAGGGCGGCTGCTACATGGTGGGGATCAGGTACTCGCATGGCAGGCGAGCAACTTAGTCATCAAGCGAGACGCAAAAGATCAATGGATGCCGGCGAAGTCGGACTCTTTAAGCAAGGTCGACGGCATCATAGCGTCAATTATGGCATTTGAAGCCGGTCTGTTTTTCGAGGGTCAAGGTGTGGCGGGAGTGCTGTAGACGATGATTAACTGGCTCAAACGTCGCTTTTCTAATATCACGCAAGATCCGACATACTCGCTCAGCGATTGGGCTGAAGAGGTATACGGCTCGGCCGGTGATTCTTCGATCGATGTGAACTACTCGTCAGCGTTGGGCATTCCACCGCTATGGCGAGCGGTAAACATTGTTGCAAACGATGTGGGGCGGTTGCGGTGCCGAGCGTTTGAGCGATTGGAAGACAACGAGCGACGGCGAGCGACTGATCATCCGGCGTACAAACTCATCAACCGCAAAAGTGGTATCGTCAACGCGTTTCAGTTTCGCCGCACGCTGACGCTTCACGCTCAGCTACACGGCAACGGCTTTGCTCGCATCCGTCGCAACTCACGCGGTGAGCCAGTGCGGCTTGAAATTCTACCACCGGCACCGCTGACGTATCCGGTGATTGAAAGCACTACCCGCGGTGAGCGAGTGGTGATCATTACACACAAAGATGATAAGGCAGTTGCACTATCATCGAGCGATGTGATTCACATTCCCGGTTTGAGCTATGACGGCGTGTGCGGGCTTTCGATCATCGACGTGCTGGAGTCCAGTCTTAAAGGTGCCATTGCAACGCAACGATACACAACTCTTTACTATGAGCAGGGCGGCAGCGTTAAAGGGTATCTGAAGGTGCCGCAAATACTGAAGCAACAACAGGCTGATGATTTGCGAGCGAATTGGGGGCGACTGGCTGAAGGCATCGGCAATACCGGGAAGACGGCGATCGTTCACGGCGGCGGCGAATATGTGGAGATGAAAGCAAACGCCAACGACGCACAGCTACTGCCCGCGAAGCAGTTTTCTATTATTGACATCAGCAACATCACCGGCGTGCGGCCGCATGACTTAGGCGATCAAACGCGAGCGGCGTACAACTCGCTCGAGCAGGAGAATCAATCGCACGCTGACCGCTGCATCGAGCCGTGGCTGGTGACTTGGGAACTCGAGTATATGGATAAGTTGCTAACTGAAGATCAGAAGGATGGCGACTCGCACTATATAGAATTTGACAGACGCGGCTTGATACGTCACAGCCTGACTGAATTGGCGGAAGCCGATCGCAAGTATCGTGAGATGGGAAAGTATTCTGTAAACGATTTGCGGCGGCGTGATAACGAAGAATCCGTTGAAGGCGGCGACGTTTACAATTATCCAGTGAACTGGGGTGTGCTTAATCAAGAACCTGAAAGCATCAGCGAAGAATAATCACGCTGAGTTGATATTCTATGGTGACGTCGGTGGTTGGGATGGTATCTCAGCCGCGGAGTTTCAGAAGGCAGTTAGCGAGCTTGGTGATGGCATAAAAAACATCACGCTCCGATTGCACAGCTACGGCGGCGATGTCTACGACGGGCAGGCGATCTATAACACTCTCAAGCGGCATTCCGCGAAGGTGAGAGTCGAAGTCGATGGTGCCGCTATGTCAGCAGCCAGCTTTATTGCAATGGCTGGCGACGAGATCGCAATGGCAGAGAATGCCATCTTCATGATTCATGATCCGTGGACGGTAGTGATGGGCAACGCTCGCGACATGCGAGAGATGGCCGATTCGATGGATAAGGTTCGCGATACCATCACCGGCGTTTATCACTCACGCACTGGCCTGGCATCAGATGACATTAACGATCTGATGGCGGCTGAAACATATTTCGACGCGTCGGAAGCTCTCGAATATGGCTTCGCGTCGGAAGTGATTCCAAACAAAGGCATCGACGACATGAGCACGTCGGTGATCCGCAACCGCTGGAAGAATTGCCCGGAGTTTCTGATTGAGGGACTCGAGCAGCCGGCAGTTGAAGCGGAACAGCAAAGCAAGAAGCTTGAAAACATGAGGCGGCGTGTTGCCGTCTTTTCTCAGTTCCGTGGCTGAGTGCCTGCGGACATTTTTTTGACTGCCCGCAGGGCAAGGAGCGTAATGAGCGTTAGCATTAAGGCGTTGAGCGAGAAGCGTGGAAAGATCGAGCACGAGCTGAATCAGTTGCTCGAAGCAGCAGGGGAAGCCGGACTATCGGCTGAATCTGAAGCTCGATTCGATGCGTTGTTTGATGAAGACTCGGCACTGAAAAAGCAGATTGATCAGATTGAATCCGTCAACGCTCTCGGTGCTGAGCTTGGCGAATTGCGAGATGCATCTGCTGAGATTACCGGACGTAAAGAGTTGTCTGATCCTGAACTCGAGAACAAAGCCCTGAAGGCTTATCTCGATTCGCAGTGGGATGAGACGAGTGCTTATGTCGATGACAGCGGCAGAGCTGCAATGAAGGCCTACGGGATCGATCCCGGCGGCAAGCTGATCCTGAATGGATTCTGCAAAGGATTCAGGAACGATCTGACGACGGGCACAAGCTCGGGCGATGCCGGCAACGTCATCAACCAGCGGCTGATTGCTTCGCTTCAAGAGGCGTTCACTTTCTACGGTGGAATGACTCAGGTTGCAGAAGTCATCACGACTGCCAACGGTCGTGACTTCATCTGGCCGACGTTCGACGATACCAGCAATAGCGGCTCAATGGTCGCTGAAGCTGGAGCAGTCGGCAGTGCCAGCAATCCTACCTTCGCGAAGCCAACTCTGGCTGCGTACAAGGGCACCACTGGCATCTTGAAAATGACATGGGAATCCATTCGTGATACCGATGTTGATCTGGTGCCACTGCTCGGTCGAGCGTTCGGTGAGCGATTGGGTCGGCTGGTTAATACCAAAGCGACTGTCGGTGATGGCTCGGGTACTGCTACCGGCATCACAGTCGGTGCCAGTGCTGGTGTGACGGCTGCTGCGGCTGCTGCGATCACCTTTGATGAGCTGATTGATCTCGAGCATTCTGTGGACGTTGCACACCGAAACGGTGCAACATTCATGACGAATGATTCGACGGTCAAGCTGCTTCGCAAATTGCAGGATGCTGACAATCAGTACATCTGGCAGCGAGCGGTAACGGCTGGAGCACCGAGCACATTGCTCGGGTACAACGTTGTGGTTAACAACGATATGCCAGCGGCTACCACCGGCAATGTGTCGGTCGTGTTCGGTGATCTGTCTGCGTACAAGCTGCGGCTTGTAGAGCAGGTTCGCATCTACCGGCTGGAAGAGCTGTATCGTGCAAACGATCAGGATGGTCTGGTTGCCTTCAATGCGTTTGATGGCAAGATCATTGATCCGGGGCACGCTCCGGTGAAGAAGTTGACACAAGCCTAATTGTGAGGCGTGTGGTTTGCTGAGCGTGGCGGGTGTTTGTTCCCGCCCGTCACGCGTTTTGTCCCGCCGGGGGTGGCTCCCCACTAGAGTCTCATTAGCTCCGGTTTACGGGTTCGATTCCCGTCGGCGGCATTTTACCAGCGGGCAGCGTAGTGTTTTATTATTGGTGGCGGGGCGTTTGCTCGCTGGTTCTTTCTTTGCATGGGTGCCAATGGCCGACGCTTACAATTACGAGAATCGGCTGACTCTGGTCGGCTCGATCACCGAGCCAGTCACGCTGAACGAACTCAAGCTGTATTGTGGAATCGATACCGGCTTCACTGTTGACGATGACTTACTGACGGCGGCAATATCAGCCGGCCGAGAATTCGTCGAAGGTGAGACCGGGCGGCAGTTGCCGGCGGCAACGTATGATCTGACGCTGGATTCGTTCCCGAAGATGCTCTACCTGCCACGCTCGCCAGTGGCGACGGTTACGAGCATCAAGTATCAGGACACGGACGACGCACAGCAAACACTGGCAACGTCAGTGTATGCAACGGACCTGATTGATCCTGAGCGAGTGTCTCGGATCGTGCTGAAGACGGGCGAAGCCTGGCCGGCGATCTACGATCGAATCAACGCAGTCGTCGTGCGGTTCACGTGCGGCTATGCAACGGTCCCGGCTCAGTTGCTGGCAACGGTGAAGCAATACGCGAAAGAGCTGTATGACTTCGGCGAGCCAGACGTCGAGAAGCTCAAGATCTGGCTGGCACCGTATCGGGTGCATCGATGGTAAAATACAGACCGAAGCGTGACACAGCCCTGCCGCGAAGTGTGCTGCGTGAACGTGCAAACGTCACACTGACTCTGGAGTCGTATGCACTGACACAAGACGCGGCTGGCGAAGAAGTCAAGACCTGGTCAACGCTCGCGACGCGTCAGGGGCTGCTATTGCCGCTAAGCGGATCGCAGCGGTCTGAGCGAGCAGCCACTCACACGATCAGTATGCGTTATGTGAGCGGGCTGAGTCGTGATATGCGTGTGCTAATTGGTAGCACTTATTACGAGATACATGACGAGATCAACGTCGACACTGATGATCGTGAGCACGTTGTGCGAGTGCGTGAAATCGAGGCCAGCTAATGGCAAAAAACACGATCCGCATCGGTGCGGTAGCTGATAAGAAGCTACTCCGTAACCTTGATACATTACCAACTAAGATTCGCACAAAGATCGTCAGAAGTGCGATCAGTAAAGCAACGACAGTAATGAAACGCGAACTGGTCAAACGTGTGCCAGTCGGTGTTGATAAAAATCCTAAAGATGATAATGACAAGCCGCGTGAACAGCTAAAAAGAAGCATCACAAAACGGACAAAAACAGCAAAGCGGAAAACCGGCGTGCATGGAGTAGTCGGTGTGCCTCATAAGTTCCCGAAGTTTGTTTTCATGCTGCACTACGGCATCAAAGCACACACCATCAAAGCTCCGGGTGGATGGTCGCTCAATCTGGGATTTGGCCGAGTGTATAAGTCAGTGCAGCATCCCGGCGTTGCACGAATGGACTTTCACCGCGAAGCACTGACGGCAAGCATTCCAAAAGCTCGAGCCATAATGGCATCTCAGTTACGCAGTAAGCTGGCGAGTGTTGCCAAATGATCAATGAGGATCTCTTTACAAGACTGACCGCTGACTCTGGTGTCTCGGCATTGGTGGCATCGCGTATTTATCCGCACAAAACGCGATTCAAGCCGACGTATCCGCACATCACCTACGAAGTGCTGAGCGACGAAAATCAATACTCATTCAGCGGCACGCTTGGATTCAAAGAAGCGAGCATCGTCTACCAATGTGTGGCGGAAACGTACCGCGAATCAAGACTGATTGCTGACGCGGTGGAAACGTCACTGGCTGCGTTCCGCGGTGACCTCACAACGCACTATTGCCACGGCCTGCTGGTCGAAGGTGTGAGAGACAGCAAGATTCAAACGACTGATGACGCTGACTCTTTCTATTACGCCGTAAACGTTCTGATATCGGTGCATTATGAATGATCCAGTTTGCTTGAAGGTCCGCACACCTTCGGGCATCTCAGAGCTAAATGTAATTGAGTTACTGGAAGTGAACGGCAACGTCTTCATTCCGGTTGGTGATTTGACAGAGCGGCTGGCGTTCCTTGAAGGACGATTATCAGCCCTTGAAACACAGTTCACGGCATTGCTTGCCGTAGGGGGTTAATGGCATCTCTAGGATTCGGAACGGCAGTTACATTCAGCAGCGGATTCTGTGCTGAGATCACTGATGTAAAAATCGGCGGACTCAGTCGCGAAGCTGTTGACGTTACCAACTTCAGCAGCACCGGCGGATTCAAAGAATTTATTCCGTCAACGCTGATCGACTCAGGCGAGCTTGAAGTTGAATTGATCTATGACACGGGCACTTCACCACCAATCGGCGGAGCGGCCGAAACGGTGACGATCACTTTTCCGCTCAAGTCTGGCGAATCTACAGCGGGCACTCTGGCCTGCTCTGGCTTTCTGACTGACTCAGAAGAAGCCGTTCCGATCGACGATAAGATGTCACAGTCTGTGACGATTAAGTTTTCCGGTGAGCGGACCTATACCGCAGGGAGTTGATTATGTCTTTGCTCACGCGTGAGCAGATTCTGGCGGCTGATGATTGTTCGATTGAGACTGTCAACGTGCCTGAATGGGGCGGAGAAGTTGGCGTTAAATCGCTGACCGGTGCCGAGAAAGACGCCTGGGAATCCGAGCGTCAAACTGAAGCCGGCGTTTTCAATCTGGAGAATATCAGGGCGTCACTCGTTGCGATCGCGGCTTGTGATGCTGACGGTCAAAGATTGTTCTCGCTGGCTGATGTGGTCGATCTCGGTGCCAAGTCAGTGCGGGCACTTGATCGAGTATTTCAGGCGGCAAAGAAACTCAACGGCGTGACAGATGAGGAACTGGATGAACTCGAGGGGGAGTCCTAAGCCCTGAAGGGCGTGATTGGTGCTTCTTCGCTTTTCGCGTGCTTGGTTGTTCAGTCGCCGCTGCAAAACGCACAACCTCATATCGTGAGTTTGTGCGTTTTCGCTTGTACCGGCAGATTGATCCGTGGGGCGATGATTGGGATCAGGCGGCAGTGATCGCGGCGACGATGGCGAACAGTATGCGGAGCAAAGGGCGAGCGGCAAAGAAAGACGATTTCCGGCCGGTATACAAGCGGCGGAACCGTCAATCAGATGCAGACATTGAGGCGACGATTCTAGCGTTTTTTGAAGCGGGGTGATGATGCCAAGTATCGGCGGCTTTTCAATTTCAGTGACGGCGAATACTGCCGGGCTGAACAAAGGATTTAAGAAGGCTCGCGGGCTGACGCGTGGATTTGCGGGCGGCATCGGCAAGCTGGCGGGCGGCATGGCTGCCATCGGTGCTCCACTCGCTGGCATCGCTGGCATTGCCAAACTGATCAGAGTTGGCAGCGAATTCCAGTCAGAGATGAGTAACGTTAAGGCGTTCGTAAAGGGCACTGAGTCGGAATTACAAAAGCTTTCAGATACCGCCGAAGGGCTCGGTGCATCAACCGCGTTTACAGCGTCGGACGCGGCCAAGGCAATGGCCGAGATGGGCAAGGCGGGACTTTCTGCGAATCAAATACTAGGAGCATCTGAAGGCGTTCTGACGCTCGCCGCTGCTGGCGACATCGAGATGGCAGAAGCTGCAACAATTGCGGCTGCGTCGCTTAATCAGTTCGGCATTCCTGCATCTGAGATGGGCTCAGTTGTTGATCAGCTCGCAAAAGCTGCATCGTCTGGCTCGATCAGCTTATCAGGAATGGGCACGCAGTTATCATACGCCGCGGCGAGTGCGTCAGCGTTCGGCATGGATCTCGGCGAGACGTCCGGCATCATCTCAACACTGGCGACAACGCTCGGCGAAGACAAAGCCGGGACTGCATTCCGCTCAATGATGACATCGCTGCAAGCACCTACCGCTGGAGCGGCTGCTCAGCTCGAGTCGCTGGGAATATCTCTGACAGATTCGGCGGGTAACTTCCTGCAACTGCCGGCGATCGTCGCACAGTTTAACGGTGCTTTGGCTGGGATGGCATCAGGCGAGAAGTCTGCCGCTATGAGCAAGATCTTCAACGTCCGCGGCATCGGTGCATTCTCCGCACTAATGAAGCAGGGGGCCGCAGGCATTCGTGAAGTCACGGCATCAGTTAATGATTCCGACGGCTTCGGACTGGCGGTTGCTGATGAGAAACTTGATAACGTTGCCGGCGGTTTCAAGCGACTCCAGAGTGCCGTGATGGCGATGTCGATCGACATCTTCCAGACGTTCGAGGGACCGCTGCAATCAGCACTTGAAGGCACTGCCAGCTTCGTGACTGATACTATGATTCCCGGCTGGAAGACGATGATGGAATGGGTCAGTGCGTTCGCAAAAGTTGCAGAGTTCGCTTGGACTAGCTTCGGAGCATTAGCAGGACTGGCGGCACTGAAGGCATTGTCTGCCGTTACAACGTTAAGCGAAGACATTCAGCACTTCTTCGGAACAAATATGGCTGAGGTATTCAAATGGATGTTTTCTAACTGGTCGTCCATTTGGGTCGATATGGCCGCGGTTACTTTCGGTGTCCTTGAAAACATTGGACAGAATGTGAGGAACGTATTCTCTGCTGTGTGGGAGACGGTCACATCGCTCGGTGAAACTCCTTTGACATTCGACATGGTGCCACTCATGGATGGAGTTCAAACTGTCACCGCTGGACTCGAGCTGACCGAAAGAGCAATGACGGCAGATGAGAGAGATTACCAGAGAGAGATAGCTGAAGTGGGCAATGCTATCGGTCAGGACTTCGATGACTTTTTAACGTCTACGGTCGACGGCATCGGAAGCACTACGGTAGCCGCAGATGATGTCATGGATGACGTTGCCAATGCTGACTTCAATGCTGACTTCAATGCTGATAAATCCGCCGTCTCGACGAAAGATGGCGAAAGTCCGCTCGGCGTTGCGTTGCGAGGATCGAAGGAAGCGTTTGATGTGATCAATAAAGCTATCCGCGGCGAAAAAGACGCATACCAGAAAACGATTGCAAAAGAAGCTGAGAAGCAGACGAAACTGGCAGAGCAACAGGTTGCTCTACTTGAAGACAATAACAGCATCGAACCGGCAGCGGTGATGAGTATTCCGTAATGGCAATCACAGTCAACGAACGATATGAAGGTCGCACATCTAAAATCGGACTGTATCTCAAGCGGGATCATGTCCGGCAATTTGTGGCGGAAAGCTCAGCCAATGAACGGAGCTGGGCCGTCGCTCAGGCTTCAGGTGTGCCATCACTGGGCGATGCTCATCCTGAAGACGGCGTTGCATTATGCGTTGACATTGACGTCAAGCCGAACGGTGCTCCCAATGTCTGGGCGATCTCATGTAAGTACACAAATGATCTGCCTGATGACACAATCGATGATGACGATCCAACTTCTGTTCGAGCTAAGTCGTCATGGTCATTTGAAGACATCTCTCGATTCGTTGGGCAGGACCGTGATGATAATCCGATCTTGAACACTGCCGGCGATCGGTATGAAGAACCGATCGAAGTGGTTGATAGTTTCCCCACGCTGACAATAACGAAGAATCGAGGATCTTTTAATGCGTCGACTGCGTTTTCTTATAACAACTCGGTCAACTCAGACACTTATCGCGGAGCGGAGCCGGGCACTTTGCGAGTAAGGATTACAGCAAATGAAGAGTGGAAAAACGATGCACCATATTGGGCCACGAGTTATGTGTTCCGATACAATCCACACGGCTGGCAGCCGACAATATTAGAAGCTGGACTGTATCAGAAAGTATTGAGCAGCCGAGTTCCGTGCTTCATTAAAGGCGAGACTCCGCACGATTCAGAACCGGTTGAGCATCCGGTGCCGCTTGATATCAACGGATTGCAGATTGATCCGACGACGCTCACAAATAATCCGTCGCCGGTCATTTATACGACGTGGAACGTGATTCCAGAGCTGCCGTATCTCAGCCTTGGAGTCTAATGGCTCAGAGTCCGAAGACTAATCGACGCGAGCAGGCACCGAAGCAGCGAGCTACTCGCACGCGGAAGACTGCAAACGCTCGCGGGTACAATCATGAGTGGCGGCGTGCTCGGCTACTTTGGCTTCAGGCTTGCCCGGTGTGCGTCGAGTGTGGATGGATCGACGTGCCTGCAAAGATGGTAGTTGATCACATACTCCCGCACCGTGGCAGCCGCCTGCTTTTCTGGAATCGGAGCAACTGGCAGACAATGTGTAAACGGTGCCATGATAAAAAGACAGGACGCGGTGAATGAGCGGCGTTCAGTTTGATAAGAAATCAGCTCAGCGTGTAGCCAGTGCGACAAAACGCGTTGAGTCTATGCCGCGGGGTGGTGCTGCTACTCGTCGCGGAGCAGGCTCATCGGGGCAGGTTGTCTTTTTCATTCTGGTCGATGTATTGGGTGCCGCCACTGACTCGCTCACTGACGCATCATCAGCTCGAGCGACTGTGTACGCCAGCGATCCCGACAATGCACCAGCGATGGCGGCGGATCAATCTACTTATACACCGCAGGAACTAATTACATCGGCACCAGATGCCCGCGTGGAATGGGTAGTCAATCGGTCATTGGATTTGGCAGCAGTCGCGGGCACGGCTGGCATGGCAATCAGAGTCAACGGTGAGCTGCTCGTTTTCTGGGTAGACTGCACCGCAGGAGCTTCATAGCTGAATGGCAGACACTAAAATAACTGAGATGCCGGCCGGCACACTATCGGCTGATGACTTGCTGACTTTCGTTGATGATCCATCGGGCACTCCGGCTAATAAAAAGATCGCGTACTCATCATTAGAGTCTGGCTTATCGCTCACTTCGTCACAGATCAGCGATCTCGCAACGTATGCAACAGAGGCATACGTCGACGCGGCTGTGGCTGGATTGTACGATCACAAAGGCGGCTATGACGCGTCAGCGAACTCGCCTGATCTTGATACCTCGCCGTCGGGAATTCTCAAAGGCGACGCATACACGGTGAGCAGTGCCGGTACGTTCTTCACCGCGGCGGTTGATGCTGGCGACGTGCTGATTGCTGATCAGGATTCGCCGACGCTCGAGACTCACTGGACGATCGTGAATCGTAACATCGACGAATCAGCTTTCCTGCTGGCAGACGGCACGCGAGCGAGCACTGGAATTCAAGAGCTGCTCGGCCTGAACCTGACCGATTCAACCGAGCTGACGATTGCCAGCGGTGCCATCACCGTGACGCAGAGTTACCACACGATCGACACGGAATCAGACGCAGCAACCGACGAACTCGCCACGATCACGGTAGCGGGCGGTGAAGGCGATGTGCTGGTGATCCGGCCGGAATCGTCATCACGAACGGTGGTGATAAAACACGGCACCGGCAACGTGCAATGCGTTGGCAACGACGACATCACGCTCGACGATGATCACGACTTCGCGTTATTGATCCGCAAAGATGCAACCAACTGGATGGCGTTCACTGGCGGCGGCACAGCCACCGGCGGCGGCAGCTCAACCGACTGCTGCCTGGTGACAACGGCTAAGTCAGCAAACTACACAGCAGCGGCGGGCGATCTGGTTGTTTGCGATGCGTCGAGCGGTGCGTTCACGGTCACGTTCCCGGCGTCGCCGTCAGCCGATGATAAAATCGGAGTGTACGTCGAACACGCCAGCTTTACGCTGGCAATCACGATTCAGGGCAACGGTAAAACATTAGCTGAATTCGGATCGTCGAAAACGCTACAGGCACCGGGCGACATTCTCATCTTCCAGTACAACGGCACGAAGTGGGTAACGGTATCGGCCGGCGTATCGTCGACCGATTACATTGTCACGATCACCGACGGAACAACGGTCACGCTCGATCAGTCAGCCGGGGCAAATCACAAAGTCACGCTCGGCGGCAACCGAACGCTGGTGATGAGCAATCCAACGGTCGGCCAGTCGGTCATGTTGCAGGTTGTGCAGGACGCGACCGGCAGCCGAACACTGAGCTATCCGTCATCAATCAAATGGCCGGGCGGCACAGCTCCGACGCTTACGACAACAGCGACACAGAGCGACTGGCTCGGCTTTAAATGTGTCGACGCATCAACGCCAGTTTATCACGGCTTCGTCGTGGGTCAGGGGTACGCATAAGTGGCAGTTTTCGACAATTGCATTGCGTATTGGAATCTCGACGAGGCGGGCGGGCAAACGCGATCCGACGCGGTCGGATCGTTTGATCTACAGGACACCTACGGTTTGGTGCCTGCGTATTCCGGGCAGATCAACAACGGGGCGCTGGCATACGGAACCAGTTCACTGATAGCCAGCACATCCCCGCCGTCGACGACGTTCGGTTATTACGGCTTTTCAATGGCGGGATGGTTCCGCATTCTCAGCGATGCAAACACGGACACGCACGACATACTCACGATCACGTTGACTAATAGTCACACGATGACAATGACGTACAACGAATCAAGCAACCTGTTGTACTGCACACTGCGTGACGGAACGTATGGGTGGGGGGGCGAGATTCCGGGGACTCACACTACCGGTGCGGGCTGGATTTTCATAACGGCACAATGGCGGGGCACGACATTCTACGCAACGCTAGGCACGTCGGCGACACAAAGCGGACTGTCATCGGCAGCGTTGACGACTGGGCAGTCGTTAGTTTCAGTCGAGTACGAGGCCGGAACCGTTGCCGTCGACGAGTTGGGGATCTGGGACGGCGAACTAAACGCGTCGGACATTGCCACGCTATACAACAGCGGAGCCGGACTATCGCACACCGGAGTTTTCGCCGGTTGTACGGCGTACTGGAAATGCGACGAGGCGACCGGGAAGTTCCTCGACAGCGTCGGCGATTATAATCTGTCGTCGAATTATCCGGGGAATCTGGGCCGGCGAGCCGGTAAAATCGGAACATACGCCTTCGAGAAGAATCTTATTGCTTCCGGCAATGCCGCGGTTGGTTGGGATACCAAGCCGGCAGACTTTACCGCGGCGACGTTGTCACTCGCGGGATGGATTCGCATTGGCACGCTACCGACAAGCGGGTCGGCGAACGGCGTAATGTTCTTTGAAACAACGGACGGAGTCGGTACAGTCGACGACCAATATCGCTCGATCACGTTACGACACGACGCGACCGACGATAATCTCTACATCAAGACGTTGCACAACAACGACGACACATCGGCGACGCTAAAGGCCACGACATTCGGGGCGATATCGGCGGCGACGTGGTATCACATCGCGATCGTGTGGGATGGCACCGACGTCGATCTTGCGATTAACGGCACGACAGATTCTGCCACCGGGCACGAATCGACGTCGGGATGTCTGGAAATTAACCAAATCGCACTAGGGGCAAACGCAGCACCTTCCGACGCATACGCGTTCGACGAGTGGGGCATCTGGGATCGGGCGTTGTCGTCGTCCGAAATTACCGCACTCTACAATAGCGGCAACGGACGATCGCATCCCGACTCGCCAGCGGGCAGCGTTGCCGACGTCGGCGGAGTTGCGTTGTTTGGTTTTCATGGATTCGCCACGTGACAGAAACGCTACTGGCACCGGTACGCGGTGACGACGACATCGACGAAGCGTGGAAGGGCTCGGGCAAACGTTACCCGTGGAGCTACCGCGTGCAGGTTGTGATCCCGCACATGGACACGCCGGAACCGGTCGAGCTTGCGGTTGAGCTATGGCGATCACAAACAGTGCGGCCGTTCATTTGTATCGTCGATATCGGCTCGCTGGACTGCCACCGCGAACGTCTCGCGGCGTTGCAATCTGACGACGTCGAGATTCATTACCTACGCGGGCACGGCTACCGGCATCCGTCCGAACCTTGCAGCGTGGCTCAGGATATTGCACTCGCTCGATGCCAGCAGGAGCATCAGTTCTGCACGCACAGTGATGTCTTCCCGCGGCGGCGTGATCTACTGGAAGCGTTCATCAAACAGTGCAACGCTGACGCTCCGGTTGTGGGTTACGAGATCAGCAGCAGAGATCACGTTAAAGGGCTTCAGGCGGACGTCTGGCGGGGTATGGTTGGACATACGGCAACTGTGTTGCATGTGCCGACGATCAAGCAGCAGGGCATCACGTGGGACTACGAGCGGGCATTGCTCGACGGGCACGGCATCAGCCGCACGAATCTATCTGACTTCGATACAGAGATCGGTTTTAACCTGTTGCTTCGCCGAGCGGGAATCACGCCGGTGATCGTCGGAACGGAACGCAACGGAGTCAGAACGCTTGACGAAAACATCGATCATATCCGCAGCTTCGGCAGCTCGAAACAATACTCGCCAAACCATCACGGCAAGGCATCGAAGTGGATGGCTGACGGCATGAGGGAAGCGGCGGAACGGTTGCAGGAATGGCAAGCCAGTGAGGTGACAGGATGACACAGCGAACGCTCTGCATGATCGTCGGGAGTGCGTACAGCGGAAGCACGCTGCTGACGGCTCTGCTCGATCGCAATCGTGACGTCAGCACGATCGGCGAAGCAGCATCGCTTTACGATCTCCAATCAGTCCAGCGTCGAACGCATTGCTGGCGGTGTGGGTGTGCCGCTGAAGACTGCAAGCGATGGCAACAGTGGGACCGCGAGCAGCCGTTTTACTCGTTCGCAATGGCAACGAATCCCGGTCGAGTCATCGTGGACTCGAGCAAAGATCCGGCGAAGATGATCGAGCAATGGCACGGCGGCGGAGCGTATCCGAAAACGATCAAAGCCATCCATCTCAGCAAGTCGCCGGCGGAGCAGGTTGCCAGCTACTACCGGCACCAAAGATGGCGAACGCCAATCGGTCAGTCAGAGCCGTGGACGGCGGAAGAATGCGTCGACCAGTGGGTGCTCACTAATTACTGGTACGTCGGCTATCTGCGGCAGGCGAAGGTGCCGACGTTACGGGTGACTTATGCGGACCTGACACAGCGAACCGATGAAACGCTGCAACGGATCGCGGGCTTTCTCGGGATCGATTCAGAGTGGGATACTGCTGACTCGCACACGCTCGGCGGGAATCCGGCAGTCGCATCAATCGAAAGCACGGACGCAAATAAGTATGACGACGAATGGCGGGCCGGCTACCTGAACGGCAAGTACGCCGACAAGCCATCATCTGGCTTGCAGGTACGCTATGACGATTCATGGAAAGAGCTGCCCGAAGAATTCGCGGCAGCGGCAACGGCGGCGACTGACGATCGGGCTGAAGAAGTCCTTCCGCTGATGCAGTTACTTGGTCACGCATCAGGATAGCATAAAGGGTCAACAATAATGCCTGATGGCATACTACTCGAAGACGGAAACGATCTGATTCATCAAGGCGGGATGCGAATTCTACTTGAAGGCGAAGACACATCACTGACCATACCGACGCGAACCAATCTCGGATTACAGATTGGCACTGAGGTTATTTCCGGGCTCGGCTTCAAGGTCGGTGATCAAACGCTCGACGGGGTGAGTGCTTAATGGCAACAACGCCAAAGATAAACGAGAAGACTTCGTTCCAATACGCCGGACAGATTCAGGACGCGGCCGGAACTGATCAGCTATTGTCAGCGACTGAAGCAATCTTGCTGACGGTTTATGATGCGAACACGAAAACGGTATTGCGAGCGACGGAAGACGCACGCAATACGAATCAGGTGTCCATCGATTCAGCCGGTGCAATCACGTACAACGTGAGGCCGTATGAAACGCGAGTTGCAAATGCGGCAGCGAGTCCCGGCGAAGCTGAAGAGCATCGGCTATTGTTTCGGTTCGTGTGGAACTCAGTCACAACCAGCACGTTGACGAATGCGTATGCCACAACGTCAGGAAGCAGCACCGTAACGGTCACGCATGTGGCACACGGCCTGTCGGCTGATGATCACGTTGTAATCAAAGGCGGCGACGATGTCGGCGGCTTGAATCTGCAAGGGCTGCGAATCATCACCAGTGTGGTTGATTCAAACACCTACACAATCACGCACGATTGCAAAGCCACCTCAACAGCCACCGGCGGCGGTACGGCTACAAGTTACGACCTGCCGGAAACGTCAACGCACATCTATAAGTTCAAAGCCGTCAAGCAGGATGTGGTCTGCTAGAGTGACGCCGCCATTGCAATCAGATTTTGAATCATGCGATCTGGTATTGCAATGGCTGATCCTACGCGATGAGCGGGACTTGCGTTTGAGGTTTGTGATCCGTCCTGCATTGAGTTGACGACGACCAGGGAACTTCCCACTTGCTCGAGCACTAATCCGGGAAATGGACCAAACACGTCAAGGTCGACGCCGAGAGGCATTCCGTCGTCAGGATTTTCCGTGCTGTAGTAACGCTGCGAAAACGTAACCTCGGCCAGAGTAGTGCTACCACTCGCTGGAATCAGTTTTGTGTGAGCGATAACCGAATACACGTTGCCGTAGGTTTCTCCGCTCCACGCGATATTGACTCCATCCAGTGCATCCGATGGGCCGGCGTCAGAATATTCAAATCGTCCAGGCCAAGGGCCAAAGAGGTTATAACTGGTGGCAGCGGACGTGAAGTATGAAACTCTGTAAAATGGATGCGATGGGGGGACATTCAGAAACTCAGTAGCAGGGAAATCAACAGCAGGATCAAAAAGGGCAGTTGTGGTTCCAATTCCGAGAGTGCTCCAAATGTTACTGTCAGTCATCGAATCGATGATCAGGACTTTATTACCTGAGTCAAGCCATGCCTTCAGTGCTGACACATTGACGCCAGCGGTGGCGTATAATGATGCACGGCTAACGATGCACGCTTTCGCCGATGCCAGCGATGCACTGCCGAATGTCTCATCCAGCATTTGAGTTGCCGGGCCAGCGAAGTGCCACGGGTAACGTGTATCTGTGGTGTATCCGAGCGTTCCGCGTCCTGTCTCAAAGCGAGTATCATATGTGGTGCTCATGACATACGCCGTGCTGGCGGTTCTCCAGTATACAATCTCGGGCGGACACTTGGACGCGGACTGTGTAAAGCTCAAACTTCCCTCAAAAAAGACAGCATGTAATTCATCACTGTAGTATGGTCGGGTGCCTTCATCGGGCCATGATACATCCCAGCAGTTATGACAGCGGGCAATACCAACTTCCAGTCGGTATGTGTGGGTTTGAGTACCGGTGGCAACTCCCCTGAAATACCACACGCTCTCATCTTCATAGTTTGGGCCGGGATTGTAATCGATTCCTAAGAATCCAGCTCGCACGCCAGCGTTCCCCTGGCTTAGATTTACTTCAACGCGTATCTCTTCGATGTGTCGCGTGCGTACCATCATATCGGATCGTACAACCCCGATGGCGACGGTCTCACCAGATCCGACGTGGACAATCCTCCATAACGCGGTCTTTTTTGGGTAGATATCAGAGTCGACGTCATAGTCACTGTAAGCTGTGAGATCTCTATTGTTGGTGAAATCAAGATCGCCCGTCCATGTGTGGATTACTTTTGCCCAGGGTGCGTGGCATTGACGGCACGGCATTGATTGCTCCCTACATGGACTGAATGGATCTGCTAATAAAAAGATCAGGCGGCTTCAATCAGATAGCTCACGTTCTGTGTGAGTGTGCCGGCTTTGCATACCTGCCGGTTGATGATGCAACCGCTGAGTATGATTCGCTCGGCTACTCAATGCAGCGGATCACGGCAGGTAGTTTGTCCGTCGATCTCGCTACTGATGGCACGTCAACGATCGTGGCTTTCGCCGGCACTAATGACTTCAGCGACTGGCTGACGAATCTCAACGTCGACAAAGTCGATTGGCGTGGCTTCCAGCTTCATGAAGGATTTCATACCGGCGAATCGGATCTCTTTCGGCAGCTTGCGAGTCATTATCAGGATGAGCTGAGTAACGTCTGGATCACTGGTCACTCGCTCGGCGGAGCACTCGCAACATTGCACGCGTTGCGATTCGCTGAAGGCTACGGCACAGAATGCCTTCGCGGCGTTTATACGTTCGGCTCGCCGCGGTGCATGGATCGCCGCTCGGCTGATATCTGTGATCGACTGATGCGGCCGCGTCATTGGCGGATCGTCAACGGCAATGACATCGTCCCGAGGGTGCCGAGCTTTGTTAGATTCAAGCATTCAGGGCAGCACGTGCGGATCAATCGCAACGGCAAGATCATCCATCGTCCATCACCGCTCTGGACGCTAATTGATAGGGTGCTGGGTTACCGGGCTGACCTGCTGTTTGATCACTTCGTCGATAAATATCTATTACCGCTGGCGGGGCAAATCAAATGAGAACGGCGTTTGTTCTGTGTGCGTTTTGTCTACCAGTGGCGGCGAATGATGCCGCCGCGGTGAAGCTCAGCAGCGGTTGCTCTGGCGTGTGCGTATCGGCTGACGGTTTGATTCTCACTGCCGATCATTGCGGCGATGATCGCCGCGTTGATGTGACATTCGCCGACGGTCAGCAATTTGAAGCCGTCGCGGTTTACCTGCCGCCGCTCAATGGAATCGATGAAGCTCAAGCGTACCGAATCACGACTGACAAGCCGCTACCATTTGCGGCGATCTCGAGCACACCAGCAAAAGCTGGCGACTCGGTATCAGCGGTCGGCTATCCTGCCGGCAACTATCAGAAGAACGCCGGCAAAGTGCTCCGCGTAGGATTCGGGACGAAAGCACGCGACGGCTTCAGCGTGAAGCTTGCCGACGGGCTGGTCACTAATTGGGCGAGCGATGGCGGCAACTCTGGCGGGCCACTGTTCGACGCTGCCGGCGAAGTTGTCGGCCTGCTCTCAATGTCCGCGACAGATGAGCCACGATCGTATTGGATCGGCACTGACTCAATCAGTGAGGCCGTCAAACGTGCTGAGCTGCCCGCTACGGCGTACCGGCGAGCTGATGTGATTGTCTTCACGACTGATGGCTGTGCGGCGTGTGATCGGCTACAGAGCGACGTCAGAGCGGGCAGGTTTGCCGCGTATCAATTCCAGTTCATCAAATACGATCGCACGCTCCGGCAGTGGTCAGATAAGTCGCTAGCAAAAGAGTTCGCCGACACGGCAAAAGCTCCCGCCGGTCTCGGCTTCCCGGTGATCTGGGTACGTGGCTCGACGAATTACCGAACGGGCTACGAGCCGAACCAGCGAAGCGGTCTGCTCGGCTGGCTGACTCGAGTTGTGACAGGCCTGGCAACGTTGATCATCGGCGAAGAAACTCCGCCACCGTTCCCGCCGATCGAAGGCGAAGCCGTGCCGGTGCCTGATGGTGCTGATCCTGCACCAGTGCCGGTGCCAATGCCGACACCAATCGATGCAACGAAGCTTGCGGTTGAGAAGCTCCGCGGCGATCTGCTTAAAGCAAAAGCCGACGTCGAGAAGCTGAAGAGTGCGAATCCGATCACAAAGCTGAAAGGCGTTGTTGCCCTGAAATCGGACGTGGCCGGCATCAAGGAAAACGCTCAGGCGGCACTCGATCAGGTTAAGCTCGCGAGGGAAGACGCAAAAGAAAAACCGCTCCAGTATCTGTGGGGCGTGCTAGGGATTATCACCGGACTGGCTCATCGAAGGTTTGCAGCGTAATGGGCACAATCGCAGGAATCATCGCGAGCTTTGCCGCCAGCCACCTCGGCGGGCTCGGGCTCGGCGGCTTGATGGCTTCAAAGGGCTGGCTCGGCTTCGCCGGCGGAGCGAGCAAACTGATCATCAGGCGACGCATGGAGCGGCGAGCGAAGAAAGCCGCCGCGGATCTGGAATCATGGCTCGAGAATGAAACGGAAGAACGCGAGTGATTGAGCTGCTCATCGGATTAGTCGGATTACAGGCGATGGTATTGCTGGCGGCGATCCCGTGGGCGTACAGCGTCCACGGTCGCATCGTGGCAATCGAATCACGGCTGATCGCTAATCTCGATCTGGTCGATCGGGTAACGATCCTCGAGCGAGACGTGCTGACGCTACAGATTGCACCGGATCACGATCACGATCACGATTAATCGTCGACCGGGATCAGGCCAAAGAAAAGAGCACCGGCCGCAAGCAGCCACGGCGTTGCCGCAAGAATTGAATCGGTCATTGCTACCACCCACGTTACCACCCAACGCACGCCACAGCGATTGAAAACAGTGTCCGCAACTGTTCGCTGGCTGATATATGTTTCGGGTTTGCGGGGCAATTCACTCCAGCTCGGATTAGAAATCCGGTGCTCTATCCAGCTGAGCTACGGGCGCATAACGATTTTAGTAGTTTTGACGCGTCTGCATCTGGTTACTACCACCCAAACTACCACCCAGCGGCACGTTACCGCCTGCAATCTCTATCTGATGGGATGAAGTGCCCAACATGCGATCAGCTCCACATGAATCCGAAGTTCTGCTGCCAGTCATGTGCGGCATCGTATAACAACAGAGCAAAGCCCAAAAGGCAGCCGGAAGGCAACTGCCGACGGTGTGACAAGGTCATTTCAACGGCAAGAACTTATTGCTCTGTCTGCTGGTCGGGGATGCTGAAATCCACTAGGGATCGATCGCTCGCCGAGATCGAATACAAGACGGGCCACAAGTCTGCTGCCTTTTCGGCAGTACGTGAGCACGCTCGGCGGAAGAGTCGTTTTGCTCGCGTGCATCAGTGCGAGCGATGCGGCTACAGTAAGCACGTCGAGTGCTGCCACATTCGAGCGATCTCTGAATTCCCGGCAGATGCTACAGTGGCAGAAGTCAACGCAGATGAAAACATCCTAGTGCTCTGCCCGAATTGTCACTGGGAATTCGACCAGAGATTCAATATGAATGAGACAATGTCGGACACAAGAGTCTCAAGTGCCTGGTTTACGGGTGACGTCCGCACGGAATGGACTGACCTTAATCACCCTCAGTTCTATTACGATCCTGAGTTCGTTCCGTTCTGTTTGGCTCGACTTGGCGAATTGGCTGAGTTGAAGCCTGGTTGGGACGGTGAGGGAGCCCCGGCAATTGACTCGAATATACTCATTGCGGCTCGCGAGATGATTGGATCGCTTCCGCGGTTCGTTGCTGCTCGCCCGATGGTGGTTCCACTGACATCCGGTGGTGTGCAACTGGAATGGCACAAGGGGCGAACCGTTCTCGAACTCGAATTTGAGTCCCCCGACACAGTTCATTACCTGAAGTGGGATCCGGACAACGAGATCGAAGAGGAAAGCACGTTGCCGGTCACACAGAAAGAGGAACTGGTCGCTCTGATTCGCTGGTTCATGGAGCGGTTTCTTGATGACTGAAATGTCTCCCTCGGGGCCAGTGGTCCCGGCAGGTGAGACGCTACTACGGGCAATCACGCGTCCCGAGTGGTGGGATCCCGAGGAGCGCCATCTCTCGTCTGCTGCCTTTGCCTGGCCAAAATTCTCCGCTTCAATTCTCAGCAAGCTCGCCGATGCGGAATGCTGGACATCAGCGAGATCTCGCTGATACCAGATCCTCAGTCTTTGCTGTTTTGAGCCCGCTGCCACGCTTTGAACGCGGCTGTGTCACGGTACTCAGACTCGATTCGCTCGGCAATGCTCTCGCCGGTTGTGGCGTCGAGATACTTTCGCAGCGTCGGAGTGATTCGGATCGTCAGTGATTGTTTTCGCTCGCCGCGGGCTGCCGGCCTGCCGGCACCTTTGCGGCTTCCACCTGGTGGACTCATTTGACTGCCTTTCGTTGATAGCTTTTTAGCGTTGCGAGCACTTCGGCGGCAAGTCCAGAACGGACGGCATCGAAGTCGGCGGCGACGGCTTCGCCGGTCTCGAGCATTCCGACGAAGCATCGCAGCGTGTGCTCTGACACTGGCTGCCGATCGTCAGTGAACGGCAACGCGGGATCTCGCTCGCCGTCGAGATAGTCGCTGATGGTTTGCTGGATGTTGTGCATCGTGTTGTTCCTTTGGTTTGTTTGAAAGATGCCCGGCCGAAGCGGCCGGGCTTTGTGGTGTGGTGGTGACTGTTAGCAGGTCCAACTGTGCGTGATGCATGTTCGCTCGCCGATCGTGAATGATTCGACGTTGTCCGCTGGCCGCCCCATTGCTCGCGAGAACTGATCAAGCGTTTTTCCGATCCATTCGTCCAAGACGACGCAGCCGTTGCCGCTGTAGTCGGTTGCGATTGTGTAGTCAGGGCCGATTTTGAATTCGATCATCGTGTTGTTCCTTTGTTTGTGGTTGCCGTTGTCTGATGAGCCCATATTAGGGTTATCGGTTGAATGTGCAAGACACAATCAAGGAAAAAGAAAAGAATTTCTAAGATTCGTCCCAAAGCACTGAAATAGCGTGCTCAACGTCCTGCCCGACATAGTATTTCATCGTCGTCTCGATGGATTCATGCCGCATCAGGAGCTGAAGAACCTGCGGCATCACCTGCCGTGACCACCGGGCACCGAACGAGCGGCGGAGATCGTGAGCCGACGCGTACCGCGGCGGGTGCTCGCTGGTCAGCACTTCAGCCGCTCGGCATATTTTCGTGATGGTTTTGCTGGCGTACTCGCCGAGATCGCCACCAGTGCGACCGGGGCGAAGTTTTGAAAACTCAAACACATTGCCGGCTCGCTCGCCGCTATCTTCGAGCATCGCGGCAAAGTCTGGAGTGATCGGCAGGAGCTTTCCGCGGCCGCTCTTATCGGTGCCGGGCGGAATCCGAAACATTGGACGATCAGCAGTCAGGTCGATCGAGATTACATCAGAGCGATCCCATGACAACGAGATCGCTTCGCCTAATCGCAAGCCGCTGAGCCATAGTCCGGTGAGGTTGCGTTGCCAGTCGTGGGCTCTGGCTTCGCCGACGATGCCCGGCGTAGCGTCAAGGATCGATCCGAACTCGGTATCAGTCAGCGGTCGGCCGTGCATCCCGCCGGCTGATTGTCGCCGGCGTGGCATCCGTGGCATCCGCGGGCAGAATGGAAGCATCCCGGCGTCGACTGCCCAATTGATCGACGCTCTGATGGCAGCCAGTCGGCTGCGGATTGTTTCCTCGGATCGTCGACGATCATCGGCTCTCATCTCGCCGACGAACTCGGTGAGCATCTCGCTGGTGACGTCTCGCAACGTCGCCGGCTGACAGTACCGCTCGAGCAGCTCGAGTGCTCCGAGATAATCGGTTCGCGTCTTTGGTCGCAATCCTTTGAGGTGCCGCTCGTCGAGCAGGTCGACGAAGTAGCCGAAAGCGAGCGAGCCATCACCGCTCGGCGATGCTGAATTGAGCTCGTCTTCCCAGCGAGCGGCGGCACGTTCTGCATCGCGGCGGTTGGTCGTTCCGGTGCTCCGCTCGACTTTCTTTTTCGAGCGTGGGCAGCGGTAGACCATGCTCAGGAATCGGTTGCGGCTGCGGTCGATGACGTGGACGCGAACGGGCACATTCTCTCTCCGTCGTAGTCGATGTGTGCAGTGCCTGGCCTGATGACGGTTCGGCCTGTCTGGCGGAGCTTGTTATGCGTCATCGTAAACGCTTTGGCGTCGTTGAATCTGAAGCTGAGGTATAGCAGCTTCTCGCTCTGCTTCGATTCCGTCACAACGTACACAGGCCGGTTCACTCGGATCATTCTCTATTGTCTCACTTCAGTTGCAGCCACCTTCAGCGGGCTGCCCGCGGCTGAGCTATCGCTCAGAATTCTAAATCCGAATCGTAACGTGCGACGCTCAAAAGAAAACATATGTTCTGGTTGATTGTCGCAGCATCGCCACTGCGTCAGTCGCGGCTTTGCTTCCTGATGCTGGTTCGTGCGTTGGCTTCGACGGTATCCAGCGAGTCGAGCATCCGCTGAAACATGCTACCGGTCAGCGTGCCGAGTTTAAGGTCAACGGTCTTCAGTTTGGCAGCTTCAGCAGCGGTTGCGATTGCCTCAAGACGTGCGGCAATATCAGCGTAAAGATCACCGGCCGCTCGGATATCTTTGAGTGAATAAGGTTTTTTGACCTGCTGAACCATCCTGTAATTATATCTGTTTTTTGAAATCGGCAAGTCTAATCTGTGGAACAGTTTAAGATATTTCTTCATCAGTTCCGTATCAATTATTGAATCAAACGCATTGACAGGACGGTTGAGGCTTCTGTAGATTCCCGCCGCAACGAGCAAACGCAGAAACGAATGGAGCGAGTTTTGATTACTGAATTGACTGTCACACTGCCGGGTGTCGATGTCCCGATCATTTGCAGCTACGGGCTGCCGAGAATGGATCTCTGGTCAGCTCAGCTCGAGACACAGCCGTGCTATTTCGGCAGCGGGTCCACGATCGAAGCTGCGATCGCCGAGCTGATGCCAAATTACAAAACGCCAACAACTGACGGAGAATAAAACGTGCCGCAGATTAAACCGGACATTGTAACGCCGACGGAACTTGATCAGCTCGCTCGCCGCTATCAGCGGTTTGTCAGTGCTCTGACTCGGATGGCTCGCACGAGTCACGATCATACTTTGCGACTGAAGCTTTCGACGCTGTCGAATGCTCATCTTGCAAGGCTCGAAGAATCATTAGACATCATGGCGACGTCAGCCTATCGGCAGACTCGTGACGAAGATCCGAAAACAGCTCGGAGCCTGTTGGTCTGATATGCAAATCGACTCCGCACAACTTTATACGACTGATGATCTGATGCAGATTCTGCATTGCGGTCGCAGAACGATCTACAGGTACATCGAAGAGAAGCATCTGCCAGTGGTGCGACTCAGCCGACAACGAATCTTCGTCCTCGGTTCCGATCTGACTGACTGGCTGAACAAGCAGAAATGAGAATGGAGTCTCGCCGCAGGCGAGATGCTTTCGCCGGGCTGTGAATGCAATCGCAGCCATCACCAGACGCCGCTCAATCACTCAGCGAAAAAGGATTCGCTCAGTGTGCCGGCTATCCCTACGCATGGAGCAAAAAAGGATGAACGCGATCGAAGCAAGGATGCTGAACCACAATCTCACAGCCTGGTCGATTCACTGTCTGATGTGGCGGCATCACGAACTGGCCGCTGCGTCTGATGTCGGCGTTGTCGATCCCTATGGCTACGGGGCAATACCGAAGCCGCTCAGCGTTGCGGCGATCAAACGCATCTCTGCACGTGAGGATCATCAGTCTTTTGCGGCAGTGACGGATTCAATTGACACGATGCTCGAGCCGGTGATTCCCGAATCGCCAACTGACTCACTACGCGGCAGCGAAGAGCGAGTCGAGACATACATGAAGCGACATGAGCGAGGCGAGCAGCTTTACCACTCACGCGACAATTCACAAAGGATTCAAATCTATGGCTGAGCTGAAAACTGATCTGCTTCGGGCACGCTGGAAACAGATCGCCAGCGTCTGCCCGCCAAAGGCAAAGCGAGACATCTATCAGCACGTGAGGATTGATGCCGACGATGCTGGTAACTTCATTCTGCACGCGACTGATGGCGAGATGTACGTCTCGATCGGCGATTGCAGCGAGCCGACATTCTCGCGGCTGTTGCCGGTCAAACGATTCTCAAGATTGATGGAAGTCGCAACCGCGGAAACAATCGATCTGGCTGCCGTTACTATCAAGTGCGGGTCCGATGAATGGGATCTTCAATCACCGCCGATCGACGATTGGGAATTCAGAGCGATCACCGATACGGGCCGCCAATACTGGGTCGAAGCCATCGACCTGAAAACATCGTTGCAGATCGCTCAGCTTTCGATCGATGAAGAGTCGACGCGGTACGCTCTCGGTGGTGTGCTGCTCGATTTCGTCGGCAGCGAATCGCTCGCAGTCGTGGCGACTGATGGCCGCCGGATGAGTGTGAATCAGATTCCTTGCGAGTGCTCAGGTGAGCCAGATGCTGACGTGCAGCCGGTCGTGCCGGCGAAGACGATCAAACAGATACTCGCCGCATTGAAGCCAGACGGGCGTGCGGCGTTCAGCTTTGGGACTGCCGGCGGCATCGTGATCGATACCGGCGAAACGGTGATCTACTCGCCGCTGGTGCAGGGGCGTTTTCCTGACTGGTCAAAGATCGTGCCTGATGGCAGCGGTCAGCAGTTCGATCTGCCAGCGGGCGAACTTTCCGCTGCTCTGAAGTCGGCGTCGATCGTCACCAGCGATGAAAGCCGCGGCGTTGATTGCACGCTGAGTCATGACGGCATCACAGCCACTGCCAGCGGTGCTGATGTCGGTCGCTCATGTGCTCAGCGTTCTTTGCTGTTCGAGTCAGAAGCCGAGTTTCGATGCAATCCTGATTACCTGCTGCCGCTACTCAACAAAGTCGGCAGCGATCGTGAGCTGTGCCTGACTTATACCGGCGGCGAAGCACCGGTGATGTTTTCGCACGATGGCGGGCTGACTTATGTGCTGATGCCACTCGCCACCAGTTAAGGAGTCAAGGTCATGGATGGACCATTTGACATCGCCGGCCGCACAAGACGCGGAGCTGAATCGGCCTGCCTGCTGACATTGCTGGCAGTCAGCACAGCCGAGCGGGTGAGGTTCAGCTACCAGCTTAATGAGCATGACGTCGATGACGTCACGCAAGGGATTTTTTTGCACGTGATCAATAACTGGAAACATTGGAACGCTGACAAATGTCCGGCCGGTGCAGCGTTGCGAGTCATGGTCGGGCAGGGCTGTTCGCGAGCGGTCGCCGCACTCAAGACGAAGGGCGATCTACGGATCGTCCTGGCAACCGACACATCCAGCGAGCAGGGGCAGGACTTCTTGAATTGGGTTCCTGCCATTGAATCATCAGCCGCGAACTGGTCGCCGGCTGACTGTTGCACGGACGACGATCGACCGGAACGAGATCAGAACGAACTACACACGGCGACGGCTACTGAGTCACTCGAAGACGCTCAGCCGCTGCTATTCGATGCCTTTAATGATGGGGACTGATGTGTTTTACCGCGAAGACGTGGAACGGCTTAAAGGTGTGATCGGTGAGCATCGCCGACTGACTCAGATTCAGGGCTGCGTCATCGATCTGATGGCGGCACGTGATGCCGTGACTACTGACCTGCAAACACTCGAAGACGCTCAGGCGAATTGCCAGACGTTCGTCGGGCCGGGCGAAGATCGCTGGGTGATGATCGGCGACACAGCACACCATCTCACAAACATCGACGGAACAATCAACATCGAAAAGTATATGAGGAACGAATAGATGCCACTCGCGACAACAACAGGCAGACAAACGCGGCCGCGGCGTTTAATGCTTTACGGAGTACACGGTATTGGTAAGAGCACATTCGCGGCTGAAGCTCCGAATGCTGTTTTCCTACCAACGGAAGACGGCATTGCAGACATCGATTGCGAATCGTATCCGCTATCAAGCTGCTTCGATCAGTTCATGCACTATTTGCAGGAGCTGCACGACGAAGAACACGATCGCTCAACGCTGGTGATCGATTCGCTTGACTGGCTCGAGCGGCTGATCTGGGCCGAGGTCGAGAAAGAGCACAGCGTCGACTCGATCGAAGATATCGGCTACGCGAAAGGCTACACGTTCGCTCTGAAGCACTGGCGAACGGTGCTCAAACAACTCGAGCGGCTTCGCGATGCTCGCGGCATGACATCCATATTGCTGGCACACGCAAAGATCGAGCGGTTCACGCCGCCGGACAATGACGCCTTCGATCGCTACTCGCCGAAGCTACACAAACACGCCAGCGGAATTGTGCAGGAGTGGTGCGACGAAGTGCTCTTTGCAAATTATCAGGTTTACACACAAAGCAGCGGCGAAGGATTCGAGGCACGCACAAAAGGCGTGGGTAATGGTGAGCGGGTTATCCATACCAGCGAGATGCCAGCACACAACGCGAAGAACCGAGCACGGTTACCAGTAACGCTGCCACTGTCGTGGCAGGCATATTTTGACGCGGTAGAAAAAGGAAGAACGCTATGAGTTTACTGAGTGGATTTGATGCAACGACGGTAGAGCCGCGGGAATCGTTCCAGCCAATACCGGCGGGCGATTACACGGTCTGCATTTCAGCCAGTGAGGAAAAGACGACGGCATCGGGCAACGGTGAATATCTCAAGCTCACGCTTGAAGTGCTCGATGGCGATCACAAGGGCCGGCTGCTGTTTGAGAATCTTAACCTGAAGAATCCGAACGAGACCGCGGTGAAGATTGCACGGCAGACGATCGCCGAGATTTGTCTGGCGGTGAACGTGCCGCAACTCAATGACGCGATGGAGTTGCACGGCAAGCCGATGCTGGCATCAGTCAAAGTCGAGAAGCGGAACGACAACGGCGAGCTGCGAAACGTCATCAAGTCATTTGCACCGGTCACTGCTGCAAACGCGGCACCGGCTGCGACTGGTCAACCGTGGGCAAAGAAGAGGTAGTGAAATGCGAGTCAGCAAAAAGGAATGCACAACGTGCAAATGTGAATTCAAAGATCGAACGAAGGATCAGCGATTCACAGAATGCCGCACGTGCCGCATGTGTCGCAGCGTGCGAACGTGCCGAAAATGTAACTGCACGTTTTACAGTGAGAAGGGTGCCGGATTCTGTGATTCATGCCGACCAGAAATGCAGCTTGCGGTTGCAGGTTGGATCGATCCAATGCCGCGGGGTCACGGTTCAAGACGGACACGAGATCAGCAGGAATTGACGCATGAGACGAAGCACGGAACGTTTCACGGTTAATAAAAAAGGAGTGTGTGAATCACCAACTCACGCAACAAGGGCAAACGCGGAGAATTAGAGGCGGCAAAAGCCGTCAACGAAGCTCTGGGGATTGCTGCTCGACGTGGGCAGCAGTTCTCGGGGCTGGAAGGCGAAGACATCGTTACCGATCTCGACGGTGTGCATTTTGAGGTTAAGCGAACTGAGAGATTGAGCATTTACAAAGCGATGGATCAGGCAACGCTCGACGCCGGGACAGATGACGTTCCGATTGTGCTGCATCGCAAGAATCATGAGCAGTGGTTGGCGATCGTGCCACTGTCAGAACTGCAAACACTGGCTGAAAGGATTGTGAATCAGTGCAACTCAGATACTACCAACGAGCCGCCATAGATGAGGCTTATAAATACCTGAACAAGCATGATGGTAACCCGGTGATCGTCATCCCAACGGGCGGCGGGAAAACTCCGGTACTTGCTCAATTCTGCTCCGACGTTGTGGCAGAAGATGGCCGGGTGCTGGTCGTCAGTCATGTGAAGGAACTGCTTCTTCAGCAGCAGGCCACGTTGCAAACGCATTGCCCTGACGTCGAAGTCGGCTTGTACTCGGCTGGGCTGAACAGCCGCGACACAACTCAGCCGGTGATTGTGGCCGGAGTCCAGAGCATCTACCAGCGAGCCACTGAGCTGGGATCGTTCAGCACTGTGATCGTCGACGAAGCTCACCTGATACCGCTATCTGGCGAAGGGATGTATCGGCAATTGCTGCAAGAATTATCAGTCATCAACCCGCTGGTCAGAGTGATCGGGCTGACTGCCACACCGTACCGCTTGAAAGATGGATTGATCTGCCAGCCGGAGCATTTCCTCAATGAGATTTGTTATGAGGTCGGCGTCAACGAGCTGATCGATCGCGGCTTCCTGAGTGAGCTACGATCGAAAGCCGGCACCGAAAGGCCTGACCTGTCAGCGGTGCATGTACGCGGCGGCGAGTACAAGCTCGACGAGATGGAAGAGGCGTTCAACGACGATGATCTGCTGGTCGGTCGAGCGTGTGCTGAGATCGTCAATCTGACGGCTGATCGCAAAAGCGTTTTGATCTTCTGCTCTGGCGTTCAGCACGCGATGAACGTGGCATTCAACATCAAGAATTTCGCGGCGAAAGAGTGCGGGTTTATCTGCGGGGAGACCGACTCCGAAGAACGAGCCGCAACGATTGAGAAGTTCAAGAGCGGTGAGCTGAAGTATTTGTCGAATGTCAACGTACTGACGACGGGCTTTGACGCTCCGAATGTCGACTGCGTCGTACTGCTGCGGGCGACGCTTTCGCCTGGTCTTTATGTGCAGATGTGCGGCCGTGGCTTCCGGCTGTTTCGTAACCGGTGGAACAATAAAACCGACTGCCTGATTCTGGACTACGGCGACAACATCAAGCGACACGGGGCCATCGACGCGATCGTCAACGTTGAACGAAAAGAAGGTGATGGCGAAGCACCGATCAAAGAGTGTCCGAACTGCAACGAGCTGATCGCGAGCGGTTGCAAAGAGTGTCCCGAATGTGGTCACGCATTCCCGCCGCCGAAGGGCGAGGCACGGCATAAATCGAAAGCCAGCGATAAAAAGATTCTAACTAAGCAGGAGCCGGCGTACGACGATGAGACTTTTGAGGTGATCGACGTTTCCTACAACGTACACACGAAACGCGGAGCCGATGAGGATGCACCGAAGACGCTGCGAGTGACTTACAGCGTGCGGCTTGGGCTTGAGGTGAGCGAGTGGATTTGCGTTGAACATACCGGTTGGATTCGCGGCAAGGCGGCTGACTGGTGGGAACAGCGGACGGATTTAACGATGCCGCACACAGCCGCAGAAGCCGTCGAGATCGCCGACGCCGGGCACCTGCAAAAGCCGTACACGATCACAGTGCGAACAAAGGCTGATGAGCGATGGCCGTCAGTTATCTCAGCGGCGATGAGTGAGCCGCTAACAGTCGACGTGAACGATAGTGATGAGGTGCCGTTTTAATATGACATGGTCACAAACATTCAGCGGGCACAAGTTCGATATTCTCAATCCTGATCGCGACGCGATCGTCATTGAAGACATTGCACACTCGCTCGCTCTAACTAATCGATTCAACGGTCACACTAAGTGGCCGTACAGCGTAGCTCAGCACTCGGTGCTGGTCAGTCAGTTGGTGCCGGATCAGTACGCATTGCATGGCCTGATGCACGATGCCGCTGAGGCGTATCTCGGCGACATTCCGAAGCCGTGGAAATCTTACGTGAGCATTCGCGGCGTGGACATCGGCGACATTGAAGCTGACATCGACGACGCGATTCATGATCGGTTCGGATTGCTTGGTGGTACGCCTGAAGAAGTATGGGCGGCGGACTTCGCCGCGTTATGTGGCGAGCGATCTGCACTGATGCCGAGCGAGCACAATTGGGGACCGGTCGATGAGTGGAGCGATGAATTCGATCCGCCGGTCATCGAGCGGATTTCATGGCAATGGGCCGAGCAGTCTTTTATTCGTAGATTCAGGGAACTAACAGCGTGAATGATTATCAGCAATTCATCGAACGAAAAACATTGATCGATTCACCGACGGGCTTTGAGCCGGGTGAAATCAATCCGGCGTTGTTCCCGTGGCAGGCGGAGATCGTGAAGTATGCCTGTATGCGTGGACGCTTCGGCGGCTACGAAGACTGCGGGCTCGGCAAGAGTATCCAGCAACTTGAATCAGCCAGATTGATCAACGAGCACACCGGGCTGCCGGTGCTGATACTGGCACCGCTCGCAGTGGCTGAGCAGACGAAACGAGAAGCACGTAAGTTTGACATTCAAGCCGAAGTGCGAGTGTGCAAAATTCAATCACACGTTGGCAACTGTATCAACGTTGCCAATTACGAGCGGCTGCACTTGTTCGATCCGTCACAGTTCGGCGGCGTACTGCTCGACGAAGGTAGCATACTCAAGAGTGTCGACGGTAAGACTCGCGGCACGCTGCTCAGTGAATGGCAATGTGTGCCGTTCCGGCAGAGCTGGTCAGCTACTCCGGCACCGAATGACTTCATGGAGATCGGCAATCAGGCTGAGTTTCTCGGCGTGATGAAACGCAGCGAGATGCTCGCCAGCTTCTTCGTTCACGATGGCGGTGATACATCGAAGTGGCGATTGAAAGGTCACGCTCGAGATGCGTTCTGGCGATGGATGGCGAGCTGGTGCGTGATGGTTCGCAGGCCATCGGATCTCGGTCATCCAAACGATGGCTACAACCTGCCAGCCATCGACTATCACGAGCACTACACGCAAGCAACAGCCGCTCCCGGTCAGCTATTTGCACTCAACGCTTCAACGCTATCAGAGCGACGCGGAGCACGCAGGACATCGCTGAAGGATCGATGTGCAAAAGCGGCTGAGCTGGCAACGAATGATCAGCCGTGCGTGATCTGGTGCAACCTGAACGACGAAGGCACGCTGCTCGAGAAGCTGATTCCAGACGCGGTCGAAGTCGCAGGCCGGCATACCATCGAGCAGAAAGAAGAACGACTGGCGGCGTTCACTGCTGGTGACATTCGCTGCCTGATCACAAAGCCAAAGATCGGCGGCTTCGGGCTCAACTGGCAGCACTGTGCAAACACGGTGATCTTCCCGACTGATTCGTGGGAGTCATGGTATCAGATGGTCAGACGGTTCTGGCGATTCGGGCAAGAGCGACCGGTCAACGTTCACGCGGTGGCCAGTGAGTCTGAAGTGGCAGTGATCGAGAACCTGAAACGAAAGGAGAAAGATGCCGGGATTATGTTTGATGGCATAGCAGCGGCTATGTCTGAATTGAGTGTTGAGCAGATACGGAAAACGGAACGACAAACCACAAACTACACACCAACGGAAAGAATGGAACTACCGAGATGGTTGACAATGTAATCGAGCAGAGCAGTGGTGATAACTGGCAGATCTATAACGCTGATTGCGTTGAAGCAGTCGGCAACCTGCCTGATGATTCGGTTGGCTTCAGCGTGTTCTCGCCACCGTTCGCCAGTCTGTACACGTACAGCAACAGCGAGCGGGATATGGGAAACTGTGCAAGCTACTCTGATTTCTGGGAACAGTTTAGCTTTCTCGTTGACGAACTGTTTCGAGTCATTAAGCCGGGGCGTTTAGTGAGTGTTCATTGCATGAACTTGCCTACAACGAAGACGCATCACGGGCACATTGGGATTCAAGACTTCCGCGGAGATATCATCAGGAGATATGAGCAGAGCGGCTTCCACTATCACAGTGAAGTTTGCATCTGGAAAGATCCCGTCACGGCTATGCAGAGAACAAAAGCGATCGGCTTATTGCATAAGCAACTGAGCAAAGATTCCTGCATGAGCCGGCAAGGTGTGCCCGATTACGTTTGCAGTTTTCGTAAGCCAGGTGAGAACGCTGAGCCGGTATCGGGTGAGCTGGATTACTTCGCTGGCGATCAATCAACGTTCCGCAGCGAAGGGCGGTTGAGCATCGACGTCTGGCAGCGGTACGCGTCGCCGGTGTGGATGGACATCAATCCGTCAAACACTCTGCAATATACAACCGCACGCGATGAAGAAGACGAGCGGCACATTTGCCCGCTACAGCTCGACGTGATCGAGCGTTGCACACAGCTCTGGAGTAATCCCGGTGATGTGATTCTCTCACCATTTGCGGGCATCGGTTCCGAAGGTCACGTTGCCATCAAGACTGGCCGCAAGTTTATCGGCGTTGAGCTGAAGCCGAGCTACTATCGCATCGCGTGCAAGAACATGCGAGCGGCTGAAGATTCGCTGTGTGAGAAGACTCTATTTTAACAGTCGGCGGGTGTGGCGTATTGGTAAACGCGAGGCGACAAGCCAGCTATACCGGGTTCGATTCCCGGCACCTGCAATCAGAGACTGAGTCTCTGAGATCTTGAGCAACGTGCTCAGCTTTAGTGTTTACCAGACTCTGCCGAGACTGGAGCACAACCCGCTCGCGGGTAGCAGGAACTGCCCGCGGGTATTTTCAGAATGGATTCTGAATGGCAAGCATCTTGATTGTCGGTGATACGCATTGTCCTGGTATGAGGCGAGGGTATGTAGATTTCTTACAACGAATCAGAGATCGTCATAGTTGCGATCGTGTTGTGTTTATCGGCGACGTTGTCGATTGGGCCGCGATTAGTTTTCATGAAAAACTACCTGGTATGCCGGCTGCGGCGGAAGAAGTAAAGAAGGCACGCAAGCAGGTCGAGCGGCTATCAGCGGCGTTTCCAACTGGTGACTGGCTGATTGGTAATCATGACTCATTACCAGAACGGCAAGCCACTACGGCAGGACTACCGAGCGAACTGTTGCGGGATCATGCCGACTTCTGGCAAGTGGGCTGGCGAGTGTTGCCACGATTCAGCAAGCACATCATCGATAACGTCATCTACTCACACGGTGATAGTGGCAAAGGCGGAGCGATGGCCGCTCTCAAACAGGCAAAGGACAATTTCCAATCAACAGTGATCGGACATTTTCACGCACAAGCTGGCGTCAACTGGCACGCTAATCCGCGACATCGAATCTTCGGCATGAGCGTCGGTTGTGGCATCGATGCAGACAAGCTGGCATTTTCATACGGGGCGAAGTTCCCGTCAAAACCGATACTCGGCTGCGGCGTTGTCATCAACGGCCGGCAAGCAATATTTGAACCGTGGCTGCTCAAAAGTAAATAAGAAGGAACAGCAATTGACTGACAACATATTACCTGACTCGGGCTCACGCTCAGAATTTACTACCGGTGCCGTTCGGGATGCGATGAGTGGTAAAGGGCTGCCATCACTAATACCGCCAGAAGCAATTCGCCGGCTGGCGTGCAGGTTTGAGGATGGGGCTACTAAATATGGACGCGACAACTGGCAGAAAGGAATTCCGCTCAGCCGATATCACGATGCAATTGTGCGGCACACGCTCGCGGCCGCTGAAGGTGAGCGGGAAGAAGATCATCTGGGTGCAGTGCTCTGGAATGCCGCCGCATGGATTTGGACTGAAGACCAGATCCGCGATGGGCTGTTGCCGGGCGAACTGGACGATCGAACCTACACGTCAGAGGTGTAATGGCTGCTAAGTTCGAGTTCTGCGTCACGACGATGGAAAAGTCATCGCCGTGGACTGAAGTGACTCAGTTCGTTTCATACCGGGCACGTGACGAACATCACGCTCGCCGGGTGATCGTTCAGCGATGCCTGAATGATGGGCTGTGGGTGATCTTCATCTTACTGGTGGCTGACTTAACATAAGACAAAGGCAAACCACATGGACGTCGTCACCGCCGCTCTCGGCTACCGAGCACGCGGCTTCTTTTGTGTGCCAATACCGACTGGCGAAAAAGGGCCGCGGATCTCAGGCTGGCAGAAGCTTCGACTCGAAGCTGAAGCACTCCGCGATTCATTCACCGCGAAGACGTCAAACGTTGGCATCGTACTCGGCAAGCCGAGCGGGTGGCTCGTTGATGTCGATCTCGATTGCCCGGAAGCTATCGAACTGGCCGCGGAGTATCTACCGGCAACCGGTGCCATTACCGGTCGCACTGGACGCGAGCGTTCGCACTGGTGGTACATCTGCGAAGGTTGCGAAACGAAACGCTACAAAGACTCCGAACTGAGCAACGGTGCCGCCACAACCGTAGAGCTGAGGAGTACCGGCCTGCAAACGGTAGTAGGTCCGTCGATACATCCCGATGGATCAGTTTACGATGTGCTTGATAGTGAGCCGACAATCGTACCGGCTGCCTTGTTGCAGTTGGCGGTTGCTGGTTTACATCAGGCGATTCTGGAAAGGCGAGGACATGGAACAAAGCTACAATCCGAATCAGTTTGTGCTACTGCACAAGATCATCGGAGCGACGCCAGTCACGATCTACAACGACGAAGGGCAGCAAGTGGAAGTCTGCTCGTCGCAGATGATCGCCCAGGTGACGCCTACAATCGAGAGGTTGATTTCCTGCCATACATCAGGTCGCACGGCTGGATGGATGCCGGAACAAATACAAGCGGCCAGTATCAACTGACGCGACCGGGCAAAGCCGATGGAGTGTCAGCAACGTGGAACGGTGAGCACTTCTATGTTTTCACTTCTTCAAGCTCAGTATTCGAGCCGGACAAGGGCTATCGACCGTTCGAGGTCTACACGCGACTGGATCACAACGGCGATCACACATCAGCCGCGGCGGAGCTTGCCCGGCAGGGCTTCGGCTCGAGCGACATTCTATCACGCGTCGATCTGAGCAACTTCAGCTTCGGAACAACTTCAGCCGATCCCAGCGAGTCAAAAGGGATGGGGGGGGTATCCGCGAAAACGGAAAAACCGAAAGCAAAAATTCCGGTAGAATTCCCGCCGCATCTACTCAAGGTGCCGGGATTCGTCGGGCAGGTTACGCAGTACATGCTGAGCACAGCGAAACGGCCGCAACCGGTGCTCTCGCTCTGGGCTGCTCTGTGTCTGCAAGCTGTGCTCTGCGGCCGGAAGATTCGTGATCCGTTCGGCGGTCGAACCAATCTCTACGTCATGGCACTGGCTGAGTCAGGAAACGGCAAAGACCATCCGCGGCAAATCAATCGAAAGATTCTGGCCGGGGCGGGAATGCTCGAGCTGGAAGGGCCGGAAGACATCGCCAGCGATTCAGGGCTGCTCTCTGCGGTCGCTCACGAACCGTCGTTACTGATGCACCTGGACGAAGTCGGCAGGCTGCTCAAGTCGTGTGCTGCTGCTGGCAGCCATTCCAGCCATCTCTACAACATCGCGACGCTGTTGCTGCGTCTGTATTCGTCAGCGGGCGGAATGTACAAGGGCAAAGCCTACGGCGATCGAGCGAAGAACATTGAGATTGATCAGCCGTGCCTGTCAATCTATGGATCAACCGTAGCGGCTTCGTTCTGGGGTTCGATGTCGTCAGAATCAATCGCCGATGGCTTTCTCGCTCGCATGATCCCAGTGATCGGCGACGAAGATCCGCCGAGCTATCTTCCGCACGAGTTGCCGGTTCCTGAATCGATTCTGATGCACGCTCAGAGCTGGGGCGGATATCGGCCGAACGGACTCCTGGGAACGGTTCATCCCGGTCCTACTGTCGTTGAATACACGGTCGAAGCCGAGGAGATTCTAACCGGCTGGCGTGACCAATGGGACAAGACGGCGAAGGCTGCCAATGAGTGGCGGCCGGTGTGGGTGAGAGCCGCTGAGAAGGCTTGCAGGCTCGCTCTGGTCTATGTGGCATCGAAGGGCACAAAGTCGCTCAGGATCGACGCTGACGCGATCACGTGGGCGTGTGAGGTGTCTGACTATACAACGAGCCTATTCGAGTCTGTAGGTGCTCAGCACATCGCTGACAGCGAGTTCGAGCGGTGGTGTCAGGAAGCCACTCGGCGAATCGATAAAGCGGGCAAGTCAGGGATCTCGTTCTCGCGAATGTGTGACTTTGCACCGTTCCGATCGCTTGATCTGAGACAGTCTCAACTCGTGCTGGACAAGCTCAAGGCGGCGGAGCTGATTCACACGAAAACGAATCGATCGGGCGGCGTCTCGTGCTATCCGGGGCCATCTGATGAGCCTGAAATGAACTTACGAGAATGATTGAGCTTACGAGCAACTTCCGAGTATCACCTCGGAAGTTCGCCAATTACATAAGGCATTACGAGAGAACAGTTTAACTGACTCGATCAGTTCAACTTCCGAACTTCGCGGCGTATGTGCCTTATAAATATAATGCTACTCCCCTCGGAAGTTCGGAAGTTCAGCAAAACAGAGTAATAATATACATATAAATCTATATATAATAACTACTTATAGAATGCTTTCTTTTCTTTTGAACTTCCGAGCTGCCTTCGGAAGTTGCTCGGAAGTTCGGAAGTTCACGAGCTAACTGAAGACAAACTGACTTGTTCACATCTGTAATTATGCAGCGTTATGCACCACCCATGCCCCCACGCCACGGGGTAGGGGATTTGTTTTCTGCTACATGCCTACCACAGGACCGCCCTGATAAGTCTGCACAAAAAATGGCACTAAACCAACGGAGCTGGGGCTCCATTGATTCCATCGCGAGTCGATAAATTCGCACCCACCTCCCTCGCAGCCAGCCCGCGTCTGGACTTCGGCGTCAGCCCGAACTGTGCCAGTAGGCTGTAATCACTGATTTTCAATTTTCCGTGTCGCGGAATCGCACGGATGGTGATCTGTGTGTAGGCGGTGGCAACGGGATGTGTCAGTGTGTAGCGTTTCGTATTACGAACCACTGATCCGTCAGCACTGTTGAGCGGATGACGTTTTGAATCCCCGGTGTATTCAATTCCCGGGGCAGTTACCCCATTGAGACTTCCCCATGCCCGACGACGACCAGAGCCTTGGTGGCGAACAGAGCCTTGGTGGCGAACAGACATTCTCCGGAAAAGTCGAACGCGACGACGCACCTCAGAGTCTGGGTGACGAGGGCACGTACGCGGGTGGTCCGGGGGTCCGTGATACGCGGTCACTGGGCGACCAGCCGACGTTCGGTGATGCCGGTGGCGATGACGAGCCGTTTGATGACGGTATGGAAGTGGTTGACCTGTCCGCCCGGTACACGATCGAACGTGTGCTCGGCAAAGGCGGTATGGGAGAAGTGCTGCTGGCCATGGATACGCGTCTGGAGCGTAAAGTGGCGATCAAGCGGATGCTGGGTGACGGAGCCAAGAGCCGGACAGCGGTGAGCCGCTTCCTGACGGAAGCGAAAGCGATTGCGGCTCTGAACCATCCGAACATCGTTCAGATTTACGATTATGGTCGAGCGTCCGATGGTCCGTTCCTGATCATGGAGTTCGTGGAAGGCAACAGTCTGCTGGGTCGCCTTCGCGATGGAGCGATCCCTCTGGACGAAGCGATCGACATGGCGTGCCAGTTGTGTGACGGGCTGGGCACGGCACACGATGCCAACATTATCCACCGGGATATCAAGCCAGCTAACGTGCTGCTGACCAATGACGGTGTTCCCAAGCTGACGGACTTCGGTCTGGCGAAGGACGAGACGGCAGATACTGGATTGTCTGTGGCCGGGGCCGTGCTGGGGACGCTGGACTTTATGCCGCCTGAGCAGCGGAAGGACGCGGCTCTGGTAGATGCTCGCAGCGACCTGTGGAGTCTGGCAGCCACGCTGTATCAGCTGGTGACTGGAGAGCCACCACGTGTCATCGATCTGGATGAAGTTCCACAGCAATTGCGTACAACGCTCTCAAAGGCTCTGAAAACCAAGCCGGATGCCCGCTACCAGACGGCAGGTGAGTTCAAGGATGCGTTGCAGGAAACCACCCGGATGGCGGCACAACCGATTCAGGAACCAGCAGCAGAGCTGGGTGCTGGTGAATGTCCGAAATGCCATACGAAGAACGAAGCCAGTCGGAAGTTTTGCCAGGGATGTGGTGGTTCGCTCCGACTTTCATGTCTTTCCTGTGATGAACAGATTCCAGTCTG